CGAGGACGGCTCCGACTTCGAGGCGTTTTGGCAGGCTTACCCCGCCAAGATCGGGAAAAAGGCAGCGGCTGCGGCTTGGTCGAAAGCCAAGGACCGCCCCCCGCTGGACACCGTGCTAGCCGCTATCGACCAATACCGCCGGGCCAAGCCCCCGGACCGCGAATGGTGTCACCCCTCGACATGGCTGAACCAAGGCCGCTGGGCCGACGAGCCCCCACCCGAACCGCAGAGAAACCCCCGAAATGACCGCTCCGACCCCCGTTCCGATGCCCGCAGCGTTTGGTCTGACATCCTTGCCGAGCGGGACAGCCCGCCAACTGGCCCAAGCCCGCCCCTCCGGCTTGCGGGATGAATGCCGGATGGCCTTGAGCATGGTTGAGCCGATCCGCCCGGAGGTGTTCGCGGTCGAGTTTGAGCGCATGGTCGTCCACTACTGGCACGGGGGGCTTTCGACTGGCGAGGCGCGGGTTTTGCGGGCGGATTGGTTGCGCCTGCTAGGCCACCTTCCCGAGGATTTGATGCGGGCTGGGGTGGATCGCTACCTGCTTTCGACCAACCGTCACAAGCCGACGCCGGGCGTGTTTCTCGAACAGATCGCATCGGACCTCCGTTACCGGCAGGCATTGGCCAAGCGCGCAACAGAGACGCTGGCCCTTCTCGACCAGACCGAAGGATAGGGCAGCATGAGGGACTTCATCCCCACGCCGGACTTCTACCGCCATGTCGCAGCGGTTCACCGGACGGAAGCCGAGGCTCGCCGGGGCCATCAGCCGGACTTTGCGGCGATCCTCGATACCTGGGCCGCGAACGCCGACCGCCGGGCTCTGGATGCCGAGATGGATCATCAGCCTGACCTGTTTGGAGCCGCAGCATGACCGACCTGTTTTCAGAGTTCGAACGCGATGTCCGCGCATACAATCCTTTTGAAGGAGACTTCGGCGATCCGGGTGACCGCGACCTGTCCGACAAGATGGTGACGGCGGCGAAGCCTCACTGTGAATGCCACAACTGCGGTGGCCCAATCGAGAAGGGCGAGCGCCACCGCCACAAGGTCTCAATACTCGACGGCGAACTGTTCGCTTGGCGCTGGTGCTGGGCCTGCTGTGTCGCGATGGCCAAGGTGTGGCTGCCTGACGACGCTGACGAAAAAGAAGCGCCGTGGCGGGAGATTGAAGACCGCTTCGGCCTCCGCATGACCCGCGACGCCAATGACAGCACCGCCGGGAACGAAGGCGAAGCCGAAGTCACCAAAACCACACCACAAAGGGCCGCATAGATGGGAAAGCGCACCTCACCGAGAGCGAACACCGGACGGGGCGGAAGGCCGCGCAAGGAGGGCGACCGCTACGAGTGCGGGAAGCTGAAGCCGCCCCCGCCGAACCCGGTTGTTCTGGCGCAGCGAGCGGCCCTGTGTGCTGATCCCATGATGGCCACCAACCCGATTGACGTGATGCTGGCGAACCGCTGGATCAGCGAGGATCAGCACCGGACGGCCTGCCGGTATCGGGAGGACCACAACCGCGCCCAGCTCTGCGGCCCGACCGTTCCGACGCAACAGGACTTGAGCGCGCCGGAAGGAGTGGACGCCCGGAACCTGCGCTTCACGAACATGACGCACGGGGAGATCGCGGCCATCTGGGATAGCGCGATGGGCCGGACGCCTGCCCCGATGACAGACCAGGAGGACGCCCAGCACCGGGCCTTGGAGCGATACAAGGCGGCGAACCGCGCCATGACGACGGACCAACAAAACGAGGTCAACGGCGTTGTCCTGCTGGATAGCTGGCCCCAATGGGTGATCCAGCGCCGGGCGGGCCGGTTCAACACCTCATGGGAGCGCAAGCGGGTGTTGCTGCTGGACGGATTGAACGCGATGCAGGACAAGGTTTACGAACCCAAGCGGAGGGCGGCGGCATGAGTGTGATCGAGCGCGCCTGCATAGCGATTGCTGCAAACGAAATGCGCGAACAGGGCATGAGCGAGGATGGGGTCGGGACAATCATGGCCCAGCCCGAGGCCAAGGCGGGTGCCGTGGAGACATACAGCTCCACTGTCCGCGCCGCCCTTCAAGCCATCAGGGAGCCGGATGCGGACACCATTGAGGCGGGATGGGCTGACGCCCACGAGGAAGACCCCCGCGCGACCTTCACCGCCATGATCGACCATATCCTGAACGAAGGAGAGGGGAAGTGACGGTTGCCGAGCTTATCGCGCGCCTGTCGGAATTCCCCATGGACGCCCTTGTTGTGACTGCTGGGTTTGACGGGGCCGGATTGGAAGACGTGGCCACGGTTCAGTCAGTGTTTTTGTCGATGAACGCTAACTCCGGCGGACATTGCGGCCCGCACGTCATCGGCACCGATCAAGACCCTGTTGCCGTTTATATCGACCGGGCTTGACACCCCCTCCAAATCAGTGCATTTCCGTAATGAAAGGCTCGGAGATTTGCGTTAAGCGGCTCTGGGCCTTGTGATTCCAGCCTATGCCTGAGCCCACGGGAACGGCTAGAGCGGGGATCGTGAGTTTCGGGCGAGCACTTTGCAAAAAATGCAATTTGCTCCGGCCCACCAGTATCGTGTGAGCGGCGTGGAAGGACACGCGGCAAACGAGTAGGGCGCGGTCGGTCGCAAGCCAGTCCGCGTCTCGAAAGGACCCAAGCCCCGCCCCCGCTTGCGAGGTGCTTTGGCGGAAAGCAGGTATCAAGCCCTGCCTCACACGACCACCCTTCGCATGGGTTTACCACACGCCGCGTTCTGTCCGGCTTTTGCGCGGATCAACGGAACGGGTGGCCCCAACCGAAAAGGCCGGGCGCTTCCATGCGAAGACCAATCCAGCTTTCCGCCCTGCTCCACCTCTCGGAACCCTATCAGAAGCACCCTGACCCAAGCCGTTAAGCGTGGGCGGGGCGGAAGACCCATGGAGGGCGGGATGAGCATCGTGTGCTGGCTGAACGTCTATGTTCTGTGGCGGCTTCGGCTGATGCTGGTGACGAAGCAGACCCTTCGCGCTGACGGCACCTACACGCGGCCCCGCTTCGCCCTTGAGTATGTTCGCCCGTGCGACTCGCGCCTGTATCGTCGTGGAGCCTGACATGAGCGGAACGGAAACGATCATCACCCGCGAAGGCTGGCCCCAGATCGAAGGCTCCGGTGGCCTCCGGTAGGAGAGACGGGAGCGCGCATGACCAGTAAGCAGGCGGGGCGTCCCAGCTCCTTCACCCAGGAAATCGCAGACGAGATTTGCGCGAGGCTGGGCAAGGGCGAGCCGCTGGCGGTCATCTGCCGTGACGATCACATGCCGGCCGTTCGAACCGTCAGCGATTGGAAGGCGGCTCACCCCGATTTTTCCGCCGCCTTCGCGTGCGCGCGCGATGAGGGCTTCGACGCCATTGCGGCCGACTGCCTCGACATCGCGGATGACAAGTCGGGCGACGTGAAGATCGTCGGGGGCGAGGACAACCCTATCGAGGTCTGCAACACCGAGTTCGTCCAGCGGGCAAAGCTGCGGATCGAGACCAGGCTGAAGCTCTTGGCCAAGTGGGATCCGAAGCGCTACGGCGACAAGGTCGATCTGAACCACACTGGAGCCATTGGCCTCACCATCGCCCCGGAAGACGCAGAGCTCTAGGTGTCCTTCGCGCTGACGCCGAAGCAGAGGGAGGCGAACCGGCTTCTTGCGGGCCCGGCATCGAACATCATGCTTCGGGGCGGCTCGAGGTCGGGCAAGACGTTCCTGATCGTCAGGGCGCTTATCCAGCGCGGCATCAACGCTCCTGAAAGCCGCCACGCGATCTTTCGCTACCGGTTCAACCACGCCAAGGCTTCGATCTGGAAGGACACACTCCCCAAGGTCCAGAAGCTGTGCTTCCCGCATCTGGCCATCGACAAGAACGAGACCGATCTGGTGGCGACCCTGCCGAACGGGTCTCAGATCGTGCTTGGGGGTCTGGACGACAAGGAGCGGGTCGAGAAGGTTCTCGGTCAGGAATACGCGACCCTCTATTTCAACGAGAGCTCACAGATCCCGTGGTCCTCGGTCGAGACGGCCATGTCCCGCCTTGCCCAGCATGTGCCGCTGGCGCCAGAGATCGCTGCCCACACCGGCCGGACACACCTGACGCTCAAGGCGTTCTTCGACTGCAACCCGCCCTCAAAACTCCACTGGTCCCACCAGGCCTTCCGGCAGAAGCTCAAGCCCGGCACGAAAGAGGCGCTTCCCGATCCTGACGATTGGGTCGAGATGCTGGTCAACCCGCAGGACAACGCGGCGAACCTGCCTCCAAAGTATTTCGACATCCTGTCGGGCATGTCGGAGGCCAAGCGCCAGCGCTTCGAGCGCGGTGAGTGGGCATCAGAGGTCAATGGCGCCCTGTGGAGCCTAGAGGACCGGATCGCGTCTGACGGTCGCAAAATCCCCGGCATCGACAGCAGCCGGGTAAGCGCTCCGCCACAAATGGTCCGGGTCGTGGTCGCGGTTGACCCTTCTGGCACCAAGGGCGACGGCGGCGGGGATGACATCGGCATCGTGGTGGCCGGCAAGGGTGTCGACGGCAGGGCCTACGTCCTTGCAGATCGCACCTGCCAGCTTTCCCCGGACGGATGGGGCAGGCGAGCGGTCGCGGCCTATCACGAGTTCGACGCAGACCGGGTCGTCGGAGAGTCCAATTTCGGCGGGGACATGGTGCGCTTCGTCGTCCAGACCGCTGACAAGCTGGTCCCCTACAAGGACGTCAAGGCCAGCCGGGGCAAGACCGTCCGGGCCGAACCTGTCTCTGCCCTCTACGAACAGGGCCTCGTCTCGCACGTCGGCTCATTCCCGGACCTGGAGGATCAGATGATGAATATGACCTCCAACGGATATGTCGGCGAAGGCTCCCCCGACCGTGCCGACGCCCTCGTCTGGGCCCTGACCGAGCTGATGCTGAAGGAACAGGCCCAGCCCGCGCTCTTCGGCACGTACGGATCGGCAAGGGGATAAGATGGCAGTCAAGACCACCCCGAACACGCCGTCCTCCGACTATGAGGCGATGGCGCCCTACTGGAACATGGTCGAGACCGTGCTTTCGGGCGCTGACGCGGTTCGGAGGTCTGGTCAGACGTACCTGCCCAAGTTCCCGAATGAGACCGAGGGCGACTACGAATACCGACGCGAGAACGCCAAGTTCACCAACATCTTCTCCGACATCGTCTCGACGCTGGCGTCCAAGCCTTTCGGCGAGGAGCTGTCGCTGGTCGATCAAAGCGCTTCAGACACGATCAAGGCGCTGGCAGAGGACATCGACGGGCGCGGCAACAACATCCACGTCTTTGCGTCCAACGTCTTTTTTGGCGGCGTCGCCAATGCGATCGACTGGATCCTTGTCGACTACACCCGCGCCCGTGCCCGTGCTGACGGCCGGCCCCTGACCATTGGCGAGGAACGCAGCCAGGGCCTTCGCCCGTATTGGGTACACGTCCCCGCCAAGCGCATGCTCGCGGCCTATACGGACGTCGTGAACGGCAAGGAGATCTTCGTTCATGCCCGAATGCAGGAGAACCTGACCTATCGGGACGGGTTTGATGAGGTGTGTGTCGAGCGAGTGCGCGTCCTGGACCGTGAGCCGGTCTATGAGGTGGTCTCTGGCATCGAGACGGGGCGCATCATCGGGTATGCGCCGGCGACCTTCACCATCTATGAAAAGAAGGCAGCCAAGCGCGGCGCCGGGTCGAATTGGGAGGTCGTCGACGCTGGCCTCGTCACCCTCGGGGTGATTGCGCTGGTGCCGTTCGTCACGGGACGCCGCATCGGCGGCGGCTGGCGTGTCGAGCCCCCCATGAAGCCTGCGGCCGAGCTGCAGATCGAACACTATCAGCAGGAGACCGCGCTCAAGTCGATCAAGGAGCTGACCGCGTTCCCGATGCTGGCTGGCAATGGCGTCACCCCGGCGGTTGAGGGTGGTAAGGTCGTGGCGGTGCCCGTTGGCCCGCGCTCGGTGCTCTATGCGCCCCCTTCCGGTGACACCGCCTCGCATGGAGAGTGGACCTTCATCGAGCCGAGCGCGTCCAGCCTCAAGTTCCTGGCCGAAGACGTGGCCAACACCGAAAAGCAGCTTCGGGAGCTCGGCAGGCAGCCCTTGCTGGTGTCGTCGGGCATCACCGTGGTGGCTGCGGCCTATGCATCGCAAAAGGCGTCGTCGATCCTGAAGTCATGGGCCCTCGGCCTTAAGGATGCGCTCGAGCAGGCGCTCAAGCTCACCGCGATGTGGTTGGGGGATTCGAGCGAGCCGACCATCAGTTGGTCCCTCGAAGATCTGGATATCGACGAGCGGGATGATGACGGGTCTGCCGACCTTCTCGAGGCCCGCAAGAACGGCGACCTGTCACAAGAAACCCTGTGGGAAGAACTGAAGCGCCGCGGCAAGCTCTCGTCGGACTTTGATCCGGCGCAGGAGCGTCAGCGCCTTGAGGACGAGACGCCGGACCCGGACGGCCCGGGTGACATCAGCGACGCACTGGGAGGCGGCGCGGACCCAGCGAATGACCCCGACCCCGAAGCCGAGCTCGAACAGGTGGCGGCATGAGCAAGGCCTATCCAGGTTCGTTCGTCCACAAGAAGGCCCACGTTCAGGACGCGACCCTCGGTGAGGGCTGCCTGATCTGGCAGTTTGCCTCGGTGACTCGAGGGGTAGTGCTGGGCCGGGAGTGCAGCGTCGCGCCGGGCGCCATGCTGGACGGCTGCCGGTTCGGTGATCGCTGCCGGATCGGGCCCTCGGTCTCAATGGGACCGGGGTTCCAAGTCGGTGATGATGTCTTTATCGGCCCCAGCGTGACCCTCTGCAACGATGCCTGGCCCTCGGCTGGCAAAGACGGGTTTGACGCCGAGGCCCTGCGCTCCGGCGAGTTCGTCACCATCCGGGTCGGGGATCGCGCCATCATCGGAGCCAACGCGGTCCTGCTGCCAGGTGTGACCATCGGAGCGGATGCGGTTGTCGCCGCCGGGGCCGTGTGCGGCCGGGACGTGCCGGATGGTCATCTGTTCATGCGGGACGGCTCTATCGTCCCTGTTCAGCCCGCCATGCGGAAGCGGCGGATGCGCCGCGCCAAGTCGGCCTAACATGCTGACCGTCGCCACTCTCCTGTGGGAGTCGAACGCAGCATCCCTGTCCTTCAGTCGCATCTATGACGAGAGCTGGGTGGCCAAACTCTGCAACGGCTTCGCCCGGCACCTGACCGAAGAGTTCCGCTTCGTCCTCTACACTGACCGCGAACGTGATCTGCCGGCGCACATCGAGCAGCGCCGGATCAAGGCTGCGAAGCCCGATTACGGCACCTGCATTGAGCCGTATGAGCTGAGCGCGGAAGGCCCGATGATCCTTGTGGGGCTGGACACTCTGATCGTCGGCAACATCGACCATCTGGCCCGATCCGCGGCCGAACGCTCGAAGTTGGGCCTGCCGCTGGACCCCTACAACCCGTCGCAGGCCTGCAATGGCGTCGCGCTGGTCCCGCAAGGCATGGAGCGCATCGCTTCGGAGCACCGGGGCGAAAACGACATGGAGTGGGTCCGACGCTTCCCGCATCGCATGCTAGACCATGAGTTCCCGGGCCAGATCGTGAGCTTCAAGGGCGACGTCGAACGCAATGGTCTCGGGGACGCCCGCATCGTCTACTTCCACGGCAAGAAGAAGATGCACGAACTGGCGGGCCATCCCGTCATTCAGGAGCACTGGCGGTGAGAACTGCCTTGGTCCTTGGCGGGGCCGCTTGCGTCTGGGAGGACGTCGACGCAGCGCTTGATCTGACCGAGGCCCAAGGCACTGTCGCATGCAATGACGTCGGGGCGGCATGGCCCGGCGATCTGGATGCCTGGGTGACATTGCATCCTGAGAAGATGGCGGCGTGGTCGAGGCAGAGGGCTGATGCCGGTCATAAGTCCTGCGATCGCATCATCAGTCAGCATGATCCCAGGCCTAGCCGGATCTTCGCCTCGGTCTCCGCAACAACCGACTTCCGCTTTATGGGGCAGACAGCCTCGGGGTCGTCGGGCCTCTTCGCTCTCAAGGTCGCCTTGATTGATCTGGGATTTGACCGCGCCATCCTTTGCGGAGTCCCGCTCGTCGCGGCCGATAAGCACTTTTTCGACGCCAAGGAATGGCGCGGCGCCACGGCTCATCGTCAGGGCTGGAAAGAGGCGTTGCCTGAGATCGCCGAACGCGCCCGCTCAATGAGCGGCTGGACGGCTCAACTGCTTGGTCAACCGACCGAGGACTGGCTGGCGGGGTGATCCCGCCGGCACCCAGCGCGGGAAGCGCACAACCACCTTCCGGGAAGGAATGACACCATGGCCCTCAAGGCTGTTCTGGATAATATCGACGACGCGCCGGAAGCCGTGCGCGACCACTACACCGAGCAAGAAGGCAAGTACGTCCTGACCGTTGAGCCGGTCGGAGGTTATGCCCTCGAAGACGTGTCGGGCCTGAAGTCGGCCCTGGGCAAGGAGCGCACCGCCCGCGAAACCCTCGAGCGCGACGTCGTCCGCTACAAGGACATCGACCCGGACAAGGCCCGCACCGCGCTTGCCGAGCTGGAAGAGCTCAAGAAGATCGACCCGGCATCCGAGGCCGACAAGATCGCCAACACCAAGTTCGAGGCGGCGAAGTCCCAGCTACTGGAGAAGCACCAGGGCGAAGTCGGCCAGCGTGACGACCGTATCAAGTTCCTGACGGGGACCGTCGACGATCTGGTCCGTCAGCAGCGCGCCACAGCCGCCATCGCTGAAGCCAAGGGCTCGGTCGACCTGCTGCTGCCGCACGTCCTGAAATACACCCGTACGGTCGAGAAGGAAGGCCGCTTCGCCGTTGATGTCGTCGATGCTGATGGCAACGTCCGCATCTCCAACGCCAAGGGCGACCCGATGAGCATCAAGGATTTGGTGGCCGAGATGCGCCAGACCGAAACCTTCTCGCGCGCCTTTGATGGCGAGGGCCATTCGGGCACCGGCAAGACCCATGACAACCCCGGCGGCGGAACCCGGAAGGGCGACTTCGGCGGCTCCAAGGAAGAACGCCAAGCGGCCATCGCGTCGAAGTTCAACCTGAAGGACTAGGCGTCCGCGCCTGCAAAACGACTGGGTTCTCGGGACGAGGGCCAGCGACCCACGCGGGAAGGGATAGCCCGCACAAACCCCGAGAAAATCACCCCAATCTCTTCTGAAAAGGACTACCCCCATGTCGCTTTCGCAAATGAAGGTGTTCAACGAATACATCATGCCCGCGACCATCGAGACGCTGGCTCAGATGGTCGAGAAGTTCAACGCTGCCTCCAACGGCGCCATCCGTCTGACCACGGCCGGCTTCGATGGCGACTTCCTGCAGGAGTCGTTCTTCGCCGCCGTCCACTCGGCCCAGCGCCGCGTTGATCGCTACGGCTCCAACGGCGCCGCCTCGGTCACCGACCTGTCGGAACTGAAGCGTTCGTCGGTCAAGGTGGCTGGCGGCTTCGGCCCGATCCGCTATGAGCCGTCGCAGTTGACGTGGCTGAACCGCCCCACGGCCCAAGGCATCGAGGTCGCCTCGCGCAACTTCGCCGAGGCCATGCTGAAGGATCAGCTCAACACCGCCATCGCCGCCCTGGTCGCCGCGATCTCCAACCAGTCGGCTGCCAAGTACGACGGCATCGCCGACGTGAGCCCCGACGTCGGCATCAGCTATGCGACCATCAACAAGTCGCATGCCAAGTTCGGTGATCACTCGAACTCTCTGGTGGCCGAGGTCATGACGGGCTCGGTCTACCACAAGCTGATCGGTCAGAACCTGACGAACTCGACCCAGCTCTTCCAGGCCGGCAACGTCACCGTGGTCGACATCCTGAACAAGGCCGTGATCGTCACCGACGCCCCGGCCCTGTACGAAGATGCGTCGCCGCTGGACAAGGAAAAGGTGCTGTCGCTGGTCGAGGGCGCTGCCGTGGTGTTCGATGGTGGCGACATCGTCTCGAACATCGAGACCTCCAATGGCAAGGAACGCATCGAGACCACTATGCAGGTGGACTACACCTTCGGCCTCGGCCTGAAGGGCTATACCTGGGACGAGACCAACGGCGGCAAGTCGCCGACCGACGCCGAACTGGCGACCGGCTCGAACTGGGACAAGGTCGCGACCGACATCAAGCACA